TTCCCAGTCACGATCAGGGGGGGGAAGTAATTATCCCATTACTCCATATGTGGTTGGACCAACTGGACAGGCGGGTTATCAGACTATTCAGTCTGCTTTAGATGCAGCTAATGCTGCTGGTGGAGGAATGGTTTGGGTACAACCAGGAACCTATACAGAAAATTTGACTCTGTATGATAAGACACAAATCATCGCTAATGCTGGTTTTTCTGATTACGGAAATACAGTACAAATCTCTGGCATTCATACTCCTCCTGCTTCAGGTTCCTTTACTTTTAGAAATGTTTATTTGACAAGCGCAACTCATATTTTTAATAGTGCTGTAGCTGGAACAGCAACTCTTATTGTTGGTGACGCAGCAATAGGAGTAGTCGATGGATATCTTTTTAATTTGCCTAATTGGACGGGCAATTTACTAATGTGGGATGTAAACAGCAGTTTTGGAACCAATGATGGTTGCGTAAATAATTCAGGAGGTTCTTTACTTCTTTTTTATGAATCTGGATTAGGAGCAGGAACAACACATACAATGACAGTTTCGGGAATTGTTGTCATGGGAGGTTGTCAAGCTACTTGTCCTTTTAATGCCATTACTGGATCTAATCTAGCGTTAGATGGTTGTCAATTTTCAAATACTGTTACTTTATCAAATAATTCAACTGGATATTTTGATACATGTCATTTTATTTCTGGAGCTTCTGCTGCTGTTACTATGTCTTCAAGTGCAGCAGTTCAAATTGCAAATTCTACTATTACTTCTTCTAATAACCCAGCAATTTCTGGTGCCGGAGCAGGAACTTTAACATTATCAGGCACTATTTTTACAAGTAATTCTTCTGTTGCAGCCACATTAACTATTGGTTCTTCTGATTTACAATCTTCAACTTCTTTTAGAACAAATTCTGCAACCTTAGGAACTACTTATACAACAAATTCAATCACTCCTACTGGATCTGATACAAATATCGATCTTCTTGTCAATGGTAAAGGAAGTGGTGGAATAATTCATTCTAGAGGTCTTGTCGGTGGTGATATCACAATCGAAGCCACTAATACCGATAATACGAATGGTTCTTCTAGAGGTGGTTTTGAGGCGGCTGTAGGTGGTACTTCTTCAGGGGATCCTTATTTTTCAGCATCGGTGAGCGGAGCCACTACAGTTACATGGGGATTAGACAATTCTGTTGTTGGTGATCCATTCACAATGTCATCCGGATCAGTTCTTGGAACCAGCAATATGCTGTTTTTAACGACAGCTGGAGAACTTACTACAACCGCGGGCATTCAAGCAACCACCGGAAATATAGTGGCTCCGTCTGGGGCCATCAGTGCAGGAACAACCGTAACTGGTGGAAGTGGTGTTTCGGCTACAACAGGCAATATTACGGCCGTAGCAGGAGCTGTCAATGCGGGTACAACTATGACTGCAACTCTTGGAAATATTACAGCAACAAATGGACATTTTGCCTGTGGAACGGCAGGGAAAAGTTTACAATTGACTGCCGGGGCTAATTCTGCCTATGGAACTGCAATTTTAGTAAATGGTGCAGCTACTGTTGTAACTACTGCTTGTGCAGGATCATCCAGTGTAATGGCTGTTCATAGAGACGCTTTAACTTCTACAGCAGTTGGTATTTTAGAAGTAACTCCTGGAGCTGGAAGTTTTACAATCACATCCTTAAATCCAACCAACGCAACAACACAAACTAATGACGTCTCTACCGTTGATTGGTTTATCATTAATCCTGCATAAAAGGTTTTTATATGGGAATTCTTAAGGGAAGAACTAAGTTTGGCTCTGAAGTTAGTTTAAATACGGCTGCTGGGACTGGCGCATATCAGTCATTTTCTGCTGTTGTATCTCAAAATCCCTCCATCATCATGTTTGATAATCAATCAAATGTCACTGTTACTATTTCAGATGATGGAACTACGGATGGTAAGACTTTCATCGCTGGTGAAGTCATGATTTTAGATTTAAGATCAAACTCTCTTCCTCCGGAAAATGAATTTACTTGGGATATTGGAACTCAATTTTTTGGAAAAAGTGCAGCAGGATCTGGTTCTTTTAGAATTTCTTACGTTTATGCAAGGTAATGAGTCAACTTTTTAAAAATGATACGAGTAGTGCATCTGGAGACATAGAAACTCTTACTGGAAATACTGGCGGAGCAGTTGGTCCAGACGGTGCTTTTAATATAAACATATTAGGGTCTGGAGGGGTAAACGTAACAGGAAACCCTGGAACAAATACTCTTACCATTACGGTTGCAGGTTCTGGGTTTGCTTGGAATAGTGTTGCAGGGACGGCGCAGGCGTTAGCTGTAGGAAATGGGTATGTACCTCAAAACGTTGCCCTCACAACTTTCACTCTTCCCTTAACGGCTTCTTTCGGCACGTCTATCGCTATTTGTGGATTCGGTTCCGGAGGTTGGTTGATCGCTCAAAACGCAGGACAAAGCATTATTGTGGATGGGGTTCAATCCACCATTGGCGTTGGAGGATCAGTAGCCAGCTCCAATAGATATGACAATATAGAATTTCTTTGTGTGGTTGCAGATACGACTTGGGTAGCCATAGATACAATGGGAACACTAACGGTAACATAGTATGGCAAAAGCAAATTCACTTGGTGTAGCTACAACTGGAGTGCAATTCTATGATGGAACCGCCACTTATTCTGGAATAACTGGAACCACTGGGCAAGTTCTGCAAGCAAATACGGGAGTTGCGGCGACGTATAGCACGGCTACATATCCATCTACAACGACGATAAATCAACTTCTATATTCTTCTTCTGCTAATACAATTTCTGGTATTGCCTCTGCAAATAACGGTATTTTGATTACAAGTGGAGCTGGCGTTCCTTCAGTTTCTTCTACTCTTCCAACAGCAGTCCAGGGAAACATCACAAGTTTGGGCACCATAGCTTCCGGTGTTTGGAATGGCACTCTTGTAACAGGACAATTTGGAGGTACAGGAGTTGCCAACACTAGTAAGACAATTACGCTTGGCGGGAGTTTAACTACAAGCGGGGCTTTTGATTCTACATTTACAATGACTGGGGCAACCAGTGTTACATTTCCTACAAGTGGCACATTGGCAACGACTGCTGGAACGGTCGCTTCGATCGCAGGAACTGCTAATCAGGTTATAGCTTCTGCGCCCACTGGAGCCGTGACTCTTAGTCTTCCTCAAAGCATTGCTACCTCATCAATTGTACAGTTCGGGAAATTAGGACTAGGCGTCGTAGCCTCTAATAATGAACTTTCTATTACAGGAAAGACCTCGATAGGATTTGGGGATACATCGGCTCCTACTAGTGGCCTCATCGTCAGCGGCAATGTGGGAATTGGGACTTCCTCAGTGACAGAAACTCTAGATGTTAAGGGTAATATTCTTTTAGAAAGAATATCTGATGCTACGTCAGGTAGATTGTTTATACAAGGAGGAGGTCTTGGTAGTTCGTCTATAGATATTAATCCAACTTCAGATAATGCGCAAATTGCCTTTCATAATAATAATGGAGAAGGAGGGGCTGCTAATAAATTTTTAAGAGTATCTACAGGAGCCCTAGAAATTGTAAATGCAGCGTATTCATCTGTTTTATTCAGATGTCTGGACAATGGAAACATAGGAATAGGAGTAATACCTGTAAATCGATTAGATGTCAATGCAAGTATGGTCATAGGGGTTTCTTATGCTGGCGTCAACACAGCGCCAACAAATGGCCTTCTTTGCCAAGGTAGAGCAGCCTTCGGAGCCACGTCGGTAGGGACGGCGGATTATCTCTTTAGTAGAGGTGGGGCAGCTAACACACTACGCATTGAATCCACGACTAGCATAGATGATGCTGCACCTGGAGATGCAATTCTATCACTTGCTAGCACTGCTGACTGGTCTTTGCACAGTGATGTCGGTACAAGTTTTCTGACAATTTATAGCGCATCGACTCCATATTTGTATCTAAATACCACTGGACAAATGGGATTAAATACCACCCCACAGAATAGATTGGATGTCCTAGAAGACGGATCGGGGGGATGTAGGATTCAAGCCACAAATGATTTCACAGGATCAGGAGGGGGATCATATCTTTCTCTTAGAAAAGCACGCGGTACTTCTGGAGCTAGAACAACGGTTGTGAATGGAGATGCTTTAGGTCAAATTGTATTTTATGGATATGACGGAACGAACTTCATAAATTCCGCAGCTATCTTATCTTCGGTAGATAATGTTGTTGGCACTAATGACATGCCTGGAAATTTGATTTTCTATACGACTCCGAACGATACAGCTGCCCTTTCTGAAGTCATGAGAATGCGAAATAATGGAAATATTTCCGTTGGAGCTGCAACAAACACATACAGGTTCCAAGTGACTGGCGGAGAAGTTGCTTGCATGACTCTTGGAAATGGATTCAGGGTTGCGGAAGGTTCTAATGCTCGTATGGGAACAGCCACACTTGATGGTGGCTCTACAGCTACAGTTGTGGTAAGCACTACCGCGGTAACTGCTAATAGTCGCATTTTTATTACAGGACAGACTTTAGGAACAATTACAGTAGGCGCGGGCTATTCTGTTTCAGCAAGAACTGCAGGAACAAGTTTTACAATAACCTCAAGTGCCACTTTAGATACCTCTACAGTTGCATGGATAATTTTTGAACCTTCTTGAAGATAAAAGAACATGAGAGAAAATTCCGATATGAAAATAACTATTTTTTTGATAAATAAAAAATAACGTAAAGCTTTTAGGAGGATTATGGCGTCTGTAGAATCTTCTGGATTTCAAATATCTTATACTGACCATAATACAGGCGCTGGTGTTATGAAATTAGCTAACCACAATATTACAAGTGAAACTATTTTATTTTTACAATCAATGATTTCATAGGAAAAAAATGAAAAAACTTATTCTTACAGAAGAAGTCGTTAAGTCTCTAGATTTTTTATATACTCTTGCAGAAAGATTTGCAGGTTTCCCAATAACTAGTTCTCATCTGCAAACTATTAAAGACTCTATTGTTGAAGAAGAAGAAAAAGACAATAAATGATACCCACAAGTCAACAGGCTTATTCTTCTAATCGTGGATCCGTCTTAGTTGATCAGCCTGAATTTGTTGATAGGGATCCAACCTCTTCTGATACTAATTATCCTCTTTTTAAAACATGGATCAACTCATCTTCCAATGCTACGTGGAGACTTTTATCTTTCTCAACAACTGGCGGGTTTTTATCGGCTAACTGGGTGCTTGTTTCAATAAGCGTCGGTGCTTTTTCTACTCTATCAGATAATTCAGGTACGGTTGTAGTTCCTGATGGAGGAGGAAATATTCAATTAAAATCCTCTTCTGGTCTAACAACTACGACGGCAGGGGTTAATGAGCTTACGATTGGATTAGATGGGTCTGTGGTAAATAATTTTAGTGATGGCAGTAACAATTCTGGAGCCAGCGGAAATACATTTACAGTGGTTGGTAATCCATTTCAGGGAGTATCGGTAACGGTAGGGGCTTTTGGATCTGTTACTTCAGTTCAAAACGCAGACGCCTTAGGGAATAAAGGAGTAGCTACATTTGATCCTGATTTTTTTTCAGTGTCAAGTGGAGAAGTTTCTCTAGACTTTGCCTCTCCTCTTCCGGTTCCTTCTGGAGGAACAGGCGCCTCAAGTTTTACACCATATGCAGTTATTTGTGGAGGAACCACTTCAACCAATCCTCTTCAAAGTATAGCAAGCGTGGGAACCACCGGTCAGGTGCTTAAAAGTAATGGAGCTGGAGCTCTTCCGACTTTTCAAAATGAAACTGTCGAAATAACAGTCCAACAAATCCGAGCAACAGTTACTGGTATTTTTTCTACATCTAATGTAATTCCCTTTGGGGCAATTCCTACAAATGCTCAAGGATCTCAAGTTATTTCTGCTTCTATAACCCCCAAAAATGCAGCAAATATTTTGATCTTTGATTTTTCTTGTTATGCTTTTGCTTCTGTTGGGACTAGTGCCATTATTTCTCTTATAGAAGGAGCTACTGTTAATGCTATTTATGGAACATCTTTTAGCACAGGCGGTGTCATTATGAATATGGCTTGGAGATTTTATAAAATTGCCGGCACCACTTCTGCCACAACATATTCTGTAAGATCGGGTCCAGCAGGAGCGGCAACTTTGTATTTAAATAATTTTAATGGCGTAACACAAGTTTGCGGCGGAGTAGAATCCATTAACTTTACTATTACTGAAGTCATACCATGATGAATTCCTCAATTAAAGCAGAGCGGTTTTCCAAAAAATTGTTTTTATTAATACAATATTCGGTTTTTTTTACTTTTTTTTCATGCACTATGCAGCAAGAAAAAGAAGTTGAAGAAATAATATTAGAAGTCGTGAAAGAGGTTGCGGAAGCTGAGATAGATCACGTCATGAAGTGAGTCAATTAAACCTATAGGAGCTTCTATATGTATCTTGACACTATTGCAGTCATAGGAACGATTTTCCTGGTCTCTGGATTGGGTATGATGACTTGGCAACTAGCCAAGTTCGTTGAAAAGAAGAAGTAAGGCATCAAATTTCCAGTTACAGGAATTCTAGGGGTTCTTGTTGTCTAAAAAAACATCACAGATTTAAGGCTATAAAGAAGAAGCCAAAATCATAGTAAACTTTCTTAGACACTAATACTTAAAAGTTTACTTTAAGTCCGATAATCTGTCTTATGTAGTGAGAGTCGAATATATATATATATTCAATTTTAATTTACTATATTTTGAGGCATCGATTCGTCATCAGCAGTTTTTCCGTATTTTTTCAGATTTAAAAATTTTCTTATATTTCTGATACGACAATCACAAAAAAACTTTCCTTCCCAATGGATGCAATCTTTTCTTCGTTTTTTGTTCATCAAATCTTTTTTGCTAAACCTCTTCATCAATTTCTCTAAAAAGTTCAGAAGCAAATTCTTGATCAAAAACTCTTACATGATCCTATATAACCTTAGGAAGCCCATCTGTTGAAATTGGACCACCTTCGCTATCAATTTCGTAAGCAATTTTACGGAGATAGTTTCTATATTTAAGTTGCTCTTCTGTGAGAAGCTCTAGTTCTATCAAGAGATTCTTAAGTTTTTTTGAGTTGTCGTTCATGAGTTTCCTCTTTTTTTGGATCGTCTCGGTCTAATAAATACTGGGCTATAGCAAAACACAAAGAAGAAGCCCGATCTTGATAGTCATCATTATCATCATAGTTAAATCTATTAGAGTTTTTGTAAGCCTTTACTAATCCTTCATAGTCCATATTTTCCCCCACAAATCTCCACTAACTGTTCAGCTAACTTTTTCCCGATTTTCAACCTTCTCATCAAATAAATAGTTGAAATCTTTCCTTTCTCTTTTAAAAGATTTCTTGTCTGTTCTTGGAGTCGAAGTTCGATTTTTTTTTGTTCGGTCATTGTATTTACGTTTTCCTTTGATGATAACTATGGCGTCCCAGTTTCGGTCGAATAGATCTGTATGTAGGATTTTGATCATCTTATCTCTTACCCTGATGTATTTTCATAAATGTTCATAATCTTTAGATTTTTCTTTCCTTTTTTAATTGACAACTTCTCTTTGTTGATCTGATACCATTTTTTTTGATGAGATTTATACTTTTCTTTGTTGAGGTCTATCCACTTTTTAGTGGCCTCTTTACATTTGTCTTTGTTGAGCTCATAAAATCTTCTTCTTTTCTCTCTTTTCTTATCTTTATTAAGGGAATACCACTTTTTTTTGGCTTCTCTAATCCTATCCTTATTGATGGTTTTCCACTTTTTTTTGGCTTCTCTAATCCTATCTTTGTTGAGGTCTATCCACTTTTTAGTGGCCTCTTTACATTTATCTTTGTTGAGCTCATAAAATCTTCTTCTTTTCTCTCTAATCCTATCTTTGTTGAGCTCATAAAATCTTCTTCTTTTCTCTCTAATCCTATCTTTATTAAGGGAATACCACTTTTTGCTCTCTCTAGCTCTTTGTTTTTTTTCTTCATTGGTTGTCATTAAAAAGACCCAATGTTTTATATTGCATGATATATTGCTTCCATCCAGAACATCTTTTTATTTTTTGAATATTTTCAAAAATATTAGTAACAATTTTCTTAAAATCTAAATATTCATCAATTCTAGATAGGGATTCAAAAAAACAAAATGAACACGATAAATAATAAACTTCCTTTTCATTTCCAGATAAGCAGCATTGATTAATTTTTTGCTTAATAAATACAATCTTTTCTTTAACCTTCTCCGCTCTTTCATTTGAAAAATTAAAAAATCCACCACAAATAATATTTTTAATGTTCGTTCTTTTCTTTTCATAAAAACAAAAGAATAAAGAAATGCTCATTTCATTTTCTTTTAAAAATTTATCTAATAGAAGGTAGTTTTCATTTTCTTTCGAACAAAAATACCATATATAATCTCTTATTTCCCAGTTATCTTGACTGGAATTAATTACAACAATATCGTCATGTTCTAAGTCGGCCTTTATATAATAAATAGCAAGGTTCATCTCCCTTGCAGCACAAAATCTGTGTTGACCATCTATTATTTCCATTGAAATATTTACTAAAATCGGATTACAAAATAAAAGATTCCTTTTTTTTAATATTTCCTTAAACTGCAGCACTTTTTCTTTGTTAATTTTTCTATTTCCTTCTATAAATTTAAATAAATCATATTGTGTAGTTTTTTCAACTTTATTAGGATATTCTTCGTTTTCTTTATTCGGAGCATTCATGAAATTCTCCACGTTTCTAAATTTGATTTTCTGTATTTTTCCAAGTCAATACCCTTCAAAGCTTCGATTTTTGAATAGTCTACTGCACCCTTCCTTAAAATTTTCTGGAGCTTTAAATCTCCTATCATTACCCGAGGATGGTCGCATTTAGAAATCATATATTGTCGTAGTTCTTGTTTTTCCTTCTCCAACTCCTCTTGCAATCTTTCAATTTCCCTATAGCGACTCACTACGCCCAGCTGATTAGGAATCTCAACTATTCGGAAATCTCGTATGGTTGCTTCTGGTGGTTTAAAATTAATCAAGCAATCATAAAATTCCCTTTCTTTTTCAATGAGGTTTTCACAATATTCATGATCTTTCTCCACCAAGATAGGATATAGTTGTTCTCCATCATAAGAGACATATAAACAGCTATCTACTCCCGCAACCACCATCTGATGTTGCAGTTGCGCTTTATAGTAAACAGGGACTTCTTTATGAGCTTTCTGAGGACATTTAATCTCAAGAATGTGAGGTTTTTTAATGTTTGACCATCCATCTAAGCTGGCAATCATCCATGGGTTATGCAGAGACTCCATACAGACGGGCATGTAAGGTCCATCGGGAATTGATCCATTCATGAGAAATCTTACCTTGACCTCTCCTTCCCTTCCCCTTTTCATGTTTTCATTTTCTTCGACTTCTCTATTCTCGATTAGCCTTTCCCACAAAGAAAGAGCGCTTTCATAGGGATTCTCTCCCATTATGGTGCCGGCCATACTGGCGCCTATTTTCCATTTACGCCAAGAATGCCACTCGACAGAATTTTGTATAATGTTTACAATTCTATATGTATTCATATTCTCTCCTTTCTTTATTTGGTTCGACCCCTCTTCTACGGAGGGGTTATTTATTCATGAAAAAATCCTTTTTGCCTCTTGTTTGGTTAACCAAATAGGACCCAAAGTCCATAATTTAATTTCTTTAATAATGGGATTGCTTCCATCGGCTGGAAAATAAATCCATTTTAGCATTCCTTTGGCCTCTAATTCTTGATCGCTAACTCTTATCCATTTACAGGATAGTTCATCAGAAGGGCAGCTCCTCTTTGTTGATGTCGATGATCGCACTCTTAGACACATTTTCTTCGTTATGCTTGCGTATGGCGGATAATAAGCTTGCATATTTTTCTATGGGTACATTCTCAAAAGAAAGAGCCTTAAAATATTTATATAGGTTTTGCCTATACTCTTCGTCCTCGCCGATCAAATCTTCTAATATTTTAGCATGCGCTGAAGAAATATATTCTTTAGAAGAAGAAATTTCTCCTGTAGATTTATTTACCACTTGAGGTGTATCTGCGTGCTCCATTTCGTCATTGGTATATATTCCGCTTAGTTCTGCTGGAAACGCCCTGCGTAAGGCTTGTGCTTCCGCACATTTTGCCAACATAATGTGGGGCTTTTCTTTCCACATTTTTATTGGGCTTCCGTCTTTTTTCTTTGCTACATATTCATCGTAATAAACAGTCGCTGCAACCTCATGCCATACATCATCAGGCCCCAGTTTTTTGACATAAGCTGTTGCCGATATGAGTTGTTTTTTTTCATCGTAAACAAATGTTGCCTCTTTTCCCGGCATATACTTACCGGATCGGTCAGCGATTAGTCTATATCCATCTATGCCCGTTTGAATGGTCATGGATTCACGATTAAGATCACTATCCCATCTTTTGACCGCATGTACTTGTCTCATGAATGGATCAAGACCTAATCGCTTACAGGCATGTACAAATAGAGACAACTCATTAGGAGTAGCCCCTTTGCAGATTGTATCACGAAGAAGTTGAACTTTTTCTTCATTAAAAGTAATGCCCACTTCTCTGGGTTCATCAGGGTTCATTTGCACTATATTACTCATATTCCTATCTCCTTTTGGTTTTCTACGCATGCATACATGTTAAACAGAATGTATCTTTTTTGTATATATAAAATGTGTCTTTAGTGTAAAGTGTCATAAAAATGGAGAGCGATCAATGGATATTAGAGAGTGGTTATGGAAAAATAGAATGTCTGTTAGTGATTTTTGTAGACAAGTTCCAATGGCTCGAGGAACTTTTTATCGAATATTTCACAAGGGTCATAAGCCTTGTGCAGGAATGCTTAAATCTTTAGAAGACAAAACCGGAAAAAGATTTAAATTCCCATACAAACCAAAAAAAGAAAAAAAATCTAAAGAAATTAAAAAGACGTTAATTTTTTAGTGTCTAAATTGTTAATCCCTAAGTGTGGATTTTCATAGGAGAAATGTTAAATGAATATGAATTGGTTTTCAAAACACGCTGACTCTATAGCTGTGATTGCCACAATTTCTGGAGCGGTTATTTGGATGAATGGTCGTTTTAACGCTCTTGAAAAAGACGTTACTATCATAAAGAATGTTTTAATAATGAAGAATATCCTACCAGCTGAATTGGCGAAGTTACCTACCAAGGAGGAATCATAAGAAAAAAACATTCTCTGAAACGAAAAAAATGGATATGGGCCTTCTGATTGAAGGCCATTTTAAAAAATTATGGGCTGTTTATGAGAGTGATCGCATAAAGCTAGACTTGGTCGACCTCTTTAGTCAATCCTCGTGAGATGCTTGCAGTATCTAGCGCAAAGGCGGCATCAATAAAGCCGCGGCAGCGGTGAGGGTCGGTTGAAATCCGACACAGCCCGCTTTCAAAGGAGAAAGTGAATGCATATAGTTATAAAAAAAATTAGAAACGCACAAAAAAAGAGCACGGTATTCGTGGACGTAGAAATTCTTGATCTTGGAATTTACATCAAGGGCGTACGTGTGATTATGGGGAAAAAAGGATTTGCCATCTATTATCCTCACCTAAAAACAGAAGAGGGAAAGCCCTATACTCCTTTCAGATTCTTTGATGCTGCACGACATAAGGAATTTGATAGTTTTATACGCGCGGAGATGTTTAAGCTGTTCCCTTTGAAGAAAAAGCCCCCAGGATGTGAGTGGAAAAAGAAGCCTAGACCAGAAAAGAAAGCCGAGGAAGTGGTGCCTCGGCCAGGAGGATGCGTATGAATGCGTAAAGCCCATAGTATATATTTATTTTTTAAAGATACGCAAGAAAAAATATTTTCTGATAAGCTTTGCCAATAACTTTTCCTGGAGAAAAGCAAAAATAGCCAAGAATTCTCTTGTCCATTTTTGCCAAAAATTCTGGACTTGAATTTATTAAAAATGGATTATGACGAAATCTAGCTGAAAAGAAGAAGCCCGGAACTTAACCCCGGGCACACCAGAAAAAAAGACCAAAAATCCAAATATTGGTCAACATGGTATGCCCTGAGGTAATTTCTCCCAAGTAAAATAAAGTTTACTGGCTTCTTCTTAGGTACAGTCTCTTAACCTAAGGAACTTATGAAACACAGACCCATTGATCAAACCCATCTTTTTTTCGCACTAGCCTTCAAAGAACTTACTACCAAGCAAAGAAAAGCGGTAATTGCGCTTGTTTCTATGCAAGAGAGCGTGTATCTGGGAATGTTAAAAGATGTCAGCCCTTCTAGGTCTTATGTCGCTAAGAGCGCAAAGTGCAGCGTATCTACGTTTCGAGATGTTCTTGCATCCATGAAGGGAATTCTCTTTACTCATAAAAAAAGACGCGATCTTCATTCCAATAAAAACAAGTCTAATGTTTATGAGATTAACGAATATTTTTTTGAATTTATCCAACTCCTAAAGATAAATCATTTTTTTAATAACTGGCAGCACAAGAGCAAAGAAATAATTTTAAAACTTCAAGAAGACGATCTTTATCTTTGTCGAAAAGCACTCGAAAAACCCGAGTTATCAACAATGAAATTGCCCACGGTTCTGCTATCAAAATTGCCCACTATTAGACTCCTCTTATCTAACTCCTCTGTATCTAGAGTACGAAGACAGGAGTCTCAAAAAGTGAAAGAAGAAACACACGGAAGAAAGGGATGGGATTTTATGCAAAGCATTCCAATTTCTTATTCCCAAAAGGAAAGACTAACTCTGATGTGGTCGCCACAAGCGATTAAAGGAGCCGTGGCCGATTATCGGTCTACCCAAAATGGAATAAGCAATCTGGGAGGTTATTTATGGAAGTGTGCCGAACGCCGGCAGCGTCAAATGATGGGGTTTTAAAGTGTTTCATCATTGTATAAATATTCAAGATTTAAAAAAGCTTTATCGACGGTTGGCTTTGCGTCTTCATCCTGATAAGGGAGGATCGGCAGACCTGATGATGTTGCTTCAGGAAAGCTACGATGTGGCCCTTGAGTTTTTTAAAGAACATCCCTTGGATTTAAAAAAAACCAGGAAGATGCGTTTGCTTTTTTTAAACCCTATGAACAGTCTTCGGAAGACATTCATAAAACAGATCCCAGGATCAGCATCATTGAAAAAATGTTCGACTATTCCAAAGATCATCCTCGTTTTAATGACTATTTTTTAAAATCGGTTTCTGAATATTTAGAGCAACACTCAAAAATTACAGCGGCTCAATACAACTCTCTAGTTAAGACTTTTTATAAGTTTAAAATGAACTTCTCTTGGAAAAAATAAAGGGACATTGTGAAAATTAAAGAAAATATTTTATTCTATGAATACTGTAAAAAAATGCCGTGGGGCCTAGAAATGATCACAGTGAAAGAGTTCAAAGAATTTTTATCATATCAAAAAAGTAAAGAAAAAAAACATACAATTCCCCTTCTTCGAGGCTCCAGTTCTTGGCGTCAAATCGATGGTCAAATGTATTTCATGCGCTCGAAGTGGGAATCCAACTACGGGCGCTATCTTCAATTTCAAAAAGAAAACATGCTTATTAAGAGATGGCTACATGAGCCTGAAACATTCTGGTTTCCTAAAATTAAGCGCGGAGTTGTAAGTTATAAGCCCGACTTTAAGGTTATAAATCTAGATGGATCTCACTATTGGGTAGAGGTCAAGGGATACATGGACTATCGATCTAAGACCAAGATCAAAAGGCTTAAGAAATACTTTCCAAAAGAAAACTTGATAATTGTTGACTCAAAGTGGTTCATTAAAAACAATCCTAAGCTTCGTGGGATAGTCCCCGAATGGGAGTAACATGCCTCTAAAAAAGGGAAAAAGTAAGTCTGTTGTTTCAGAAAATATTTCTGAGCTTCGTCACTCTGGTCATCCGCAAAAACAAAGCATTGCTATTGCTCTTTCAACGGCAAGAAAGTCCAAAATCAAAAAAAACGAACACATTAATTCTCGATGTCGGATTCTGTAATGTATGCGTATATTTTTTTAGCCTTTTCTTTTGAAATTTCTATAAGACCAAAACAACCGTATTTTCCTTTAACTTCTAGAAAATAACTTCCTTCATTATCGCAAAAAAGGCTAAAAGATTCGTAATTTCCTCCCCACCCTGAAACAACAGATGGATCATCAGAAAATCCCAAAAAAGTTAATTCATCGTTTTCTGGATTCATAACGCTCCCTTTCTTCTTGCATAATCTTAAAATCTAAGGCCGCAAACTTGGCACACCTAGAACATAACATGTCTACTTTTCCGAAATGTCTAAACCCTATCCATATTTGTTCAAGATGACACTCATACCCCCCTTCAATAGGGTCTAAACACAATCCAATGCCTTTATGCTTCGGGTGGCTGATATGCATCAAAGGACGAGTCTTCTGAGCTATCATCGATATACCATTTGTCGTTATACAAATCTTCGTCATCATCGGGATCACGCATTAAATCGTCAAGTATCTGGGCGGTTTCCTGCTCATACCAGAGATCCATTTTGTAAGTCATAGTTTCCCACTAATAATTTTTTCTTATCCACCAAATCACATTGTCACAATAATCGGGATCGGATTCCCAAGATCCATCATTCTTAAACTCTTGTTCCCACCACGCGGCCACTTGCTGCATCGTAGCATGATTGAAAAGCATCTGAAATATTCTGCGCATTTCATTTGGTCTTGGCCTAAACTCATCCATATTTTCCATTTATGTTGAAGAGCAACTTATGTCTCTCCTATAAGAGTACATTGTGTCCTTATTTTGTTCAATTGACTTTTCTATTTAAAAGATTTGTTTGGTATATAATCTTTATTTTTCTTATCAATATAGGTACGAGGTAAACAATGAAGAAGCATGTCAAAAAAGAACCAAAGCACCACGAAAAACCCGCACATCATGAGAAAAAGAAAACTGCTCATGAAATGCATAAACACTCTATGAAAAAACACTTACCAAAAAACTTTGGGCGAACTTCTTAATAGAGACTATTTGATGACCGATTGGATTATTGAGTGCTATACCATGTCTCTTGCTGTAAAGGCAATGAGATTTGAAATTCGCGACGAAATTCTATATTTTTATGGAAAAGAAGACGAGCTATTTTTGGCTGTCAAAAATTGGCGATATTTTGAGAGGAACGAGGAAGACGACCATAAGAATTCTTCTTTTCCAGGAATTGATGAGGAAGATCTTCGATTGGCAAAAGCGCTTCAAAAGAAAATCCATGGATAATTGCCCACCATATAAAAAAAATTTTAAAGGTTGATATGTCTAAGAAATGGATCCAGGAAGCGATTAAACATAAAGGAGCCCTCAGAAAAACTCTTCACGTCAAAGAAGGAGAAAAGATTCCAGTCTCTAAGCTTAAGAAAGCTGAACATTCCAAAAACCCAAAAACAGCGAAGCGTGCACACCTGGCACAAACGCTAAAGAAGATGCATCATGGATAAACTTATCCGCAAAGACAAGCGGAAGATTGACAAGATGATGAATACTCTCATCAAAAAAGACATTCCTCGCGATAAAAAGATCGAGAAATGTGACAAGAAAATGCATGCCAAGAAAAAGAAAGTCTAAATCAAAGATAAAATCTGTTGGCCGTCCCAATATAAAAATCGACTGGGAAAGGGTAGAAAAACTGCTTCGATCTGGTTGTTCGGGCGTTAAAATTGCCTCTTCTTTGGGTATTCATCCGGAAACTTTATATGGAAAATGTGAAAAAGAAAATAAAATGGGTTTTTCCGTCTATTCTCAACAAAAGAAAGAAAAAGGCGATTGTGAACTGCACGAAAAACAATTTGATCAAGCTCTTGAAGGAGACACTACTTTATTAATTTGGTTCGGGAAAACTCGATTAGACCAGAAGGAAAATCCCGATGTTGTTCTCATTGCTCCAGCACATCAAGAACAGTTCAAGAAGCTCATGAATCAATTCTCTTCCGCCCAGTCTCTCAATATGGACACAAGCAACAACAAAAGCGCATAATGATCATAATGAGTAACAGGAGCCGTCATCGCTCCTGCCGGCATTCTTTCGATAGACTTTGTCATTTCCTCTAAAACATCTATGAGTTCATTGCGAGAAAGTTTTTTTTCTTGATCTTTTGTTTGCCCAGTATTTTCTAAAATCTTCACGGTTATTTCATTCCCATCGTCATCAAGTCTAATAAAATTAGAAAAATCTAACGCTGCACACCGCATGGATTCCCCACCATCTACAGAGATGTGTCCACATTCGCAAACAACATAATCTGTATCGTGAAAAGACTCTATGACTGAACCGCAGAGTTTACATTTTGCCCTATTTTTCATAATCTTTCGGATTATGCAAGACCCTTTGTCTCAAAAGCAATTTGAATTTATTACACATGCGACAAGAAGATGGAACATAGCTCATGGAAGCGTTAGATCTGGCAAGACAATAGGAACTCTATTTGCTTTTCTACATGCTGTTAACAATTGTCCTGATTCACAAATCTGGATGATAGGTCACACCTCAGAAACTATTTACCATAACGCCATTCGACTCATTATAGAATCTCCTCAGCTTTCGGTATTTCAACCATTCTGTACGTGGTACGCAGGAAAAAGGCAACTTAAGTTCAGGGATAAAACCATATCTACTCTTGGAGCCAAAGACGAAGGAAGCATTGGGGGCATACAAGGAAAGACCTTCAGTCTTTTTTACGGGGATGAGATGACTTTATTTCCAGAATCCATCATTGATATGATAGATACACGTTTATCTAATCCGCATTCTAAAGCATTTGCTTCAATGAATCCTTCTCATCCCACTCACAAACTTAAGCAATGGATTGACAAAGCCGAGGCCGGAGACAAAAACTATTATTCGCTGCACTTCACTCTAGACGATAATCCATACTTAGATGAGTCATACAAAGAGCGTATACGTAATTCTCTATCCGGTCTCTTTTATAAAAGAAATTATCTTGGCATGTGGTGCTTAGCAGAAGGGGCCATCTTTGACTTCTTCGATAGAAAGGTTCACGTGGTTAAAAGACCACCGGCCGCGGCCGAATATTGGATTGCCGCCATTGATTATGGAAGCGTAAACCCATTTGCTTGCGTGTTGATTGGCGTTGCCACAGGACGCTACGATCAGTCTGGGAAAAAAATGTGGGTAGAAAAAGAATATTATTGGGATCCGAAAAAGACGGGAAGGCAGAAAACCAACTCTGAGTTTGCTGACGATCTACAAGAGTTTCTAGAGCCTTATGCAGTCCGTAATATTTATATTGACCCTGGCGCAGAGGCTTTTCAATTAGAATTGCGTAAACGAAAAATGCATGTGGTCCATGCTAACAACGATGTGGGAAATGGAATTCAAATTATGACCTCAGCAATGAAAAATGGAAATCTCTACGTATGTGAGGAGTGTACTAATTTGATTCGCGAGATTGAAAGCTATGTATGGGACCCTAAGGCGGCTGATAAGGGATATGATGAACCCTTGAAGAAAGATGATCACGCCGTAGACGCTCTCCGCTATGCTATAGCCTCTCATAGAATATCTGTCTATGATCCTTATAAGCATCAATCTCAGCAGGAGGACTTCTTAAGAAATAAATATCAAGTTACTAGGGGTTTTTGATGACAGACGATGCGGAGATACAAGAAAAACAATATCGAGAAATTTGTAGAAAGTTGTCGCTTCTTGAACAACACCTCATAAATATGATCGTTCCGCTCCAGGAAGTTTCTAAATTATTTAAATCTTCAGAAGATGTTAAAAAGGTAATGGACATCGTACAGAGACCTATTCAAGTCGATGATCGCTCTCTTGCCCAAACGATTGCAAAATTTCGTAAATACATGGACGAATTAGGGGGCTTCCACGAAGTTTTGGATCTCACTCAAGCGCTTTCGGAGCTCAAGTTTATCGGCAAAAGAGTCAACGATCTGGATAAGAAGGTTTCCGAGCTTCTAAGCAAAGGCCTTCATAACGACGTTGAGATTAGGGTGATGATGAACGGTAAAGAATGCGAAGAAAGACACATTCAGGAACTCAGTGAAGACAACGAAATTCTTAAAAAACTTTATGAAACTCTTACTCCACGAGAAGCAGAGACTCTAAACTTCATCTTAATGTCATCAAAAGAGGTCAGTTTAGTTGATATTTCTAGAAAAATTGCTCTTTCCTATCAAACAACCTTACAACATCGCAGAAGATTAGCATCTAAACTGTGTGCAGAAAAAAGAGTAAAGGTTTATGAAAAGATCAAGAACACCAGGATTTTAGCAAGACTAGAGAGTTTGCGTAATATTTGCTGTGGCTCCTTGCAATAATAAAATATTTAATGCTATCTTTGCCTCATTGAGAGCCGGAGGCAAATATCTCTTTCTACTACCCACCCTGGAACAATGCATTAGAGCCTTCTCAAGGCAACGTTCGACAATGGCTTGACAATCTATATTCCAAGTTCCAGCCAATCGAACAGTCACGCTGGAATCAATCCAATATCGACACCATGTTCTATGCTGGTGCGCAGTCGTATGTAAATAGATATTTTAATTTCTCTCCTACTTCTTCGTACCAGCAGTTCTATTTCAATCTGATTCAGCAACCAGTGAACATCATTACTGGATACGAGAGACAGCATAGAAAGAACTTCGGATATGTATCCGGAGAGGGAGGGGATCCCCAAACTACGGATCAGTATACAAAGCTTATAACAAATGTTGCAAACCGTGGAGCTATCCATGAGCAAAGATCAAAAGGCAAAGAACTTTCGGCGATTTCGGGAATGGTTCTTTTGCAGCCTTATTTGGACTATACGGGAGACGACCAAGCCCAGGGCGAACTCAAAGTCAAAATCTGGGAATATAACGCGTTCTTAGTCGATCCTTATTTTCGCAATCCAGATATGTCAGATGCTCAATTTGTTTGGACTCAAGAATACATCTCTAAAAAAGAAGCAGAGTTTCGCTTTCCAGACAAAATGGAACAAATTGCCCCAATGGCAGGAACCCCTCAACGCTACGGATCTTTTTATTTCCTTCCTGAGAACTACAACATGGCAAGAAACGATTTAATGGTCTTGTCTTATGTTTGGTATCGATGGAAGCGTAAGAAGAAGCGTCTTTATAGTCGTACACGAAATCAGTTTTTTGATTTTGCCGGAAGAGACGGCCAACTTGAGCAGATTCTGTATAACATTCCAGACATGGAAGTAGTTGACGTTGAGGTGCCATGTTGGAAGCTTGCCGTTGTTCTTAACGATCAGTTAATGTTTCAAGGAGATAATCCTCTTGGTTTTGATGGATGTCCATTTATCCCCTATTTCTGGAACTATGAGCCCCACCTAAACTATTACGATCTGCGAGTGCGCTCTTTGGTTCGCACCATGAGAGATCCTCAGTTCCTATTCAACTACAAGGTTATCACCAACAACGACATTGCTCAGGCTACAATTAATGCGGGATGGAAAAGAAAAGTAGGGGCGGTAGCTAACGAAGACAACCTGAAGAAATCTGGACAAGGATGGGACGTCATCATTAACGATGGATATGAGATGACTGATGTTGAAAAAATCATTCCTAGTGCTGTTCCAGAGTCCGACCTTGCCCTTGCCCAACAAATGGCGGATTTGACTTATAAAACCTCAGGAATTGATCTGGAAAACTGGTCAGGTCAAAACGATAAACAAATTTCCAGTTTAACTTTAATGCTTAAACAAGCTGCTAACCTTCTTGTCTTCCAAAAATATTTCGATCAGTGGGACTTTTCTGATAAACTCCTTGGGGAAAGACTCCTACAGATATCGTTAAATAATTGGAATGCGGAGAAGGTTGGCCTTTTAATCGGAGAAGAACCGTCTCCTTTCTTTTATTCTAAGATATTCTCTAAGTTTCAAGTCATCGTCGAAGAATCGGATCTCACACCGACACAGCAAAACCTACAAGCTCAACAGATGATGGAGATGAACCAGGCGTTTGGAAGAGAGGTCTTCCCACCTTCTATGATCATTCCTAAACTCAACATTACGGGTAAAGGAGAGATTATCCCCTACCTTCAACAACAAGAGCAGCAAGCGGCTGCTACTCAAAGTGAGGCTACAAATATCCAACATGCATTCGAAGAAGCAAAACTTAAAGAAATCATCTCAAAGGCGACGGCAAATCTTGCGACAGCTAGAGAAAGACATGGCCGTGCTGAGGCCGATATCGGCCTCTTCGAGGAAAGACTCAGTGAAATTACGCACAATCGTGCAATGGCCACCAAAGCCAAAATGGAAGCTCTGGAGAAGCTTGTTGACGTTATTGCGAAGTATGGCGAGATTGAGGCTGCGTTAAAAATGAGTCAGGTAGAAAGCTTTGATTATCGACAAGAAATGAACGAAGATAGAGAGAAAATCGATGCAAAGCAAACATCTCTTGCAAATGATTTTTTGAATAGTATAATGGGTCAAAACGGGCAATCAGCCATTGGAGAATAACATGTCAGGTAGAAAAATTGAGGATCACAGTTTCTGGGCAGGAGGAAAGTCTAAGTCTTCCGTGTTCCCTGAAGGAGTTCATACCAAACACGAGTCTTCTGCCGAAGGCGCAGGTGCTGTGGGTATGTATGAAGACACAACTGAGGCCATCAAAAAGCAGCAAGAAATGGGTATTAGCAAAGCTAAGGCTCATCCTGTTAAGCCTGGTTATAGAAACTAAGTCGAGGCCTCGGACTTTAACAAGAGTCCAGAAGCACTCTGGATAAAGGTGGTAGCTCCTCGTGTCCCACCGATAAATTGGAGGGAGCGCTTACATAGGTATCAAATGAAAACAGGCTTTAAGAACGAGCTGTCCGAAGGTAACTATCCTGAAATGTACAAGAAGTCGCCTTGGGATTTCACATGTCCTTCTTATGATCAACGCACAAGTTGCTACGTCAATGCCGGAACCCATCAGGGCGTAGGCAAAAAAGTGAACGTCGGATCTATCGGCGGCGCTAAGGAATCTAATGTCATCCCTAAAGGTCGGGTTAAAACCCTTGAAGTCGACGAAAAGGCCTAGCATTCCAGATCACACCTCTAAAACCAAGATGGGGATGGGTGATTATTATGGCACTGGTGTGCGTGCTAAGCTGGGCAGAATGCGCGATGGGATGGGAATGAAGGACATTTCTCCTAAAAAGCTTAAGAAGGCGCCTAATGGTCTTGCTTAAGATAGAAATTTTCTTAGTTTTTTTGCGGACTTCTCTAAAAAACCCTGAACGCCCCCCCTTGTTGAGTTCGTCTAGTCGCGTTTGCAATACATCCAGTTTAGACTCAATCCTGGCTATCTCTTTGTTCAGCCTCAGAAGGATGGCCGCAGGGTTGAAGTCCGCGTTGCATGTTTTAGCGTACTCTAGGAATTTTATAACGCCTTCGATATCGTCAAATTGGGAGGACATTATATCGCCTTAAATGGTTGTTTTTTGGTCTGTGCAGCCTCTTTAATCAACATCCTGAATTCATCAACTTGTTCAATGGTTAGCGGTTCAGGATCATCTTCAAGTAATTTTCGGTTGTTTTTGTAAGCCTCAATGCACTCGCAGATGAATTTATTTTCAAAAAGATTTCCTTGCAGATAGTTATCCCAAAGTTCTGGTGTAGGAATTTGCCAAATTATTTCTACTATGTCTGTTCCTTTTTTCGCTCTGAATAAGATAGAGTTTGATTGGGCTTTGGGACGCCGAGGCATGGGAATAAAAATAAGTCTTTTTTCAGGAACTTGATCAGCAGGAATGATTATTCCGTGAGATAAGTTCTGACTCATAATAGAGGCCTTTTCATCTAATCCAATGGTCCTAGCGTGCATGAATATATAAAATGGCATTTTGATAGTGTCAGGAACGTTATTTATACAGTCTTGACATCCTTGAGATATGAGGTCTGCCTCTTTTTGAAAATGCAAAAGACGGTCGTGAGCGTCAAGACGATTAATCTTCATTTGTTGTAATAAACTAAAATTTAAAGTTTAATAAATTCATATCCAAACCGCGGATCGGCGTTATGATCAAAGGATAACAATGACAGTACCCTCACAAGAAAATCAAGTACAAGTTGCTACAGAGGCTCAAAAAGCTAATGACGTAGAGAGTAATCTTGTTAAACAGCGCAAACACTATGAAAGACAACTTGAAGAGCAGAGAGTTGCGCGTGAAGCAGCTGAAGCAAGGGCCGCTGAGCTTGAAAGAATGACTAGACAAGCGGAAGACGACACGGGAGATTCTGAACCTTATGTTGATCATAAGAGTTTAAAGAAAACACTTGACAGGTTTGGTCAGGAAACAAAACAGCAGACTCAAACAGAAATCAAACAGGCAGTTCAAGCGGCGCTGAGTGATGAGCGTAAAAATAATTGGTTAAAGCAAAACCCTGATTTTTATGACGTGTTGCAACATGCAGAAGCTTTTGCTCAAAAAGATCCCGAGCTTGCAGAAACGATATTACAAATGCCTGAGGGCTTTGAAAGACAGAAGTTGGTTTATCGCAATATTAAGGCTCTGGGACTACACAAACCTCCTGAGAAGCAGTCTTCTATTCAGGAAAAAATCGATGCAAACAGAAAGTCTCCTTATTATCAGCCTTCCGGAGTAGCAACCTCTCCTTATGCATCCCAGGGAGACTTCTCTGCTTCTGGACAAAAAAATGCATATGCAAAGCTTCAGGAGCTTAAAAATCGATTAAGAATTTAAAATAAAATTTTAATAATTCCTCAAAAGAGGTCTTTGTTCTAAGGCTCGTCTTCGGGCTTCTTGACAATTTGTGATGAGTTTTAAAAGGCTACCGCCCATTACAATCATAGCAAAAATTCCAAAGCCTCCTGCGGTATTTTTATCTGTTTCGGTTACATCTCCATTATAGGGATTTCCTATAGCTGTAGGAAGACATGCAATGAAAACAATCGTAGAAATCACAAGAGTTATAATTAAACATTTATTTGAACATATAGTTCTTCGAGAATCTACAGTTACAACTCTTCCATTCAATTCACCTTGATTAACGGCAGCATGTTGATTTCGTTGCTGATAACTGATGGTTATATTTTCTGCATTTAAAGGATCAGGTCGCGTGCTTTCCATTTTTTACCTTAAATTTTTTCAGATTTACAAAAAACTCCACTAATCCATGTTAAAATGGATTTTAAAAGAGGCCCAACCTTATCCACCCAACTTCCTCCTTTTTCTTTGATCATCTCATTAAAACTGTGTCGTTCTTGCTTATATTTATTAATTTCTTCTTGACATCTTGCGATCGAGTCTTGCGTGTTATCTATCGACAGAAACAGTAAGTCAAGTTCAGGCTTACAAGATTCTAGAATATCTCTAGTTGTATAGCCTTTCTGAGCATGGCTTATATGGTCTATGAATGATTCGCGAGGTATTCTGTGGCCAATTTCTTCTATTCTTATAGATGTCATGGAAACACCTTATTTTTTTCTCTGTTATCTTCAATAACGCCTTCTTTCGACTTGCATCCAAACGCAATGAATACATCGGTTAAAAACCCAGTTGAAAGCAATGCCTGTCTATCTTCTTTTTCCTGAGCCATTTCTTTTCGCATTTCTTTGATTTCTTTCGTAAGATCGCCTACCTGTTTTTGCAAAGTAGTCACGCTCTGAATGAGAGTGCATACGACATTTTTAAACTCCAACCTTAAAACACTTTGAAAAGCAAGATTAGGTGTCAATTTTTCACTGATGCGAGTTCCAGAAATAGGACACGTAATCGGCCTTTGTTCTGCTCTACATTTTTCGAACCACCCTCGAATATTCATATCTTCAAAGGTGTGTCCGCATTCATCTATCATGGCTGTTTTAATTTGATCTTGACCTATAGGACATAGTAAATGTTCATTGAATTCCATTGCTTGTTGTATAGGTGGTGATGCTTGTGTCGAAGAGACGGCTTCCATGGTGATTCTCCTTTTTAGTAAAAGTTAAGCCTACTTTTTGTGATTGTCAATTGATTTGCTGATTAAAATTAATTTGTATAAATAATAAATATTTTTGTTATCATGAAATTTCGCTGCACGGCGTTAAGTGCAAAATCGCGTAGGGAGATTCGCACCTCTCATCCCGACATGCTGAGAACGGACGTAATACGTTGTCGTCCACGGGTCACATGTCAAGAAATCCATGATATTTAGGATTTACCATGTCAATTACGACAACTGGTAACTTGGGACCTCTTATTCTCCAGAGTTTAGCTCCGGCGATGTTGTATGTTCCAACGCCCACAATGAACTATATCTTGGTATGTGACAAAGTAAGTATGCCCGCTAATGGTGGGACAACTTGCCGATTCATGAGACCAAGAGCTTTAGTTCCCCCAACAATTCAGCTGGGTAATGCTGGTATTGATCCCCCTGCACAAGTGCCACAGCGCGATAAACGTGATGTCGCGGATAAATTTTTCCTGATTGACTCGGAACTCTCATTTAGAGACAACGAGGCGCAAGCAGCATGAGCATGCAGCGTGAGAGACTAAGCGGAAAAACTCTGAAAAGAGATGCAATAGTCCGAACAATATGGCGACATATTGAAGAGGGAATAACAAGACCTCTCGCCTTTGCAATTAGGTTAACAAGTAACAATAAGATCATTGATGCTCAAATGGCATTCTTCGGTACGGGCTGTATCATAAATGAACAGGTGATACTTCAAGACCAAGAGGGTATTGAGCAAATTGCAGCATAGTTTATCATTTGTGAGTAAATAGTACACCATGATATGATTCCTATAAAGGAGTTAGTCATGAAAGAAGAAATAGACATGGCATATGCAGCGGGAATTTTAGACGGGGATGGAAGCTTTTCTATTATGAAAACAAAAGGTAAGTATTATCCCTGTATTCAATTAAGCAGTGCATATAAAGGCATGTCTGAATGGCTGCATGAAAAGTTTGGAGGATCTTTGCGGGTGAAAAACCCACAAAAATCGCACTACAAGTCTCTTTATGTTTGGTCACTGCGAGGATTGATGGGATGTAAAAGTGCCATTGAAAGATTCGTATCAAACATTGTTCTTAAAGAACCTCAGGCTTATCTTCTACAACTTTTTATAGAAGAGCGCCTTAAAGAAGGGTTTTCTCTTATTGAAGGAGAACGATTTTCTATCAAAATGAGAGATTGGAATCGGGATGTTCTTTTAAGAAATGACACTTTGTTTGAACAATCAACAACGGACATCGAGTGTCCAAGATTTTGGTCTTATTTGGCTGGAATTATGGATACAGAAGGATCTTTTTCAATAAAAAAGGAAAAGGCTCATTCTGGGAGCGTATCGACAAGATATAATCCCGTTGTTCAGTTAACGATGGTTCCCGCGGATGTTTTAAATCATATTCGAGCAAATTGTTCTTTTGGGGCCTTTTGTGTTCCTAAGGCTTTGTGCACTCAAAAAGGATATGCATATAAGATGTCTATCTCGAGCAGAGATGAAACCATTCGATTTCTTTATAAGATCAAAGACTATTTACGTTTTAAAAAAGGACAGCTTTTCACACTTCTCAATTTTTGCGAGAACTTTGGTTCCGTAAAGCATTGTAGAGGAAGAATTCCGAAGGAAACTTTGGATTTTCGTGAAGAGATGTATCAACAAATGAGAAAGTTAAATGCATAATACGCCCTCTTAGACTTGGCGCATAATTGGTATTAGCTTGGGTCAGCGAAAGGCTGGCTGTGGCGATGCGCCAAGCCGAGGATAGAGATAATGTCCTCGATAAACCGACTCTAATTGACTTGGAAACCCGACAGGGTGACAAGGGGCAAGTGAAAGCAGCCTGAACGACTAAATGAGAAGGATCATATTGTCGATAAAGACAAAATGATATGCGATAGTCTGAACAGCATGAATAAAAAAAGATGCTGAGGAAAATCCGAAGAGGTTTTCCCGCCCAGGAAACTAGGTCATAAAAGTAACAGCCTGCTTATCCTCCGCGACTACATTGTATCGGCTGCGTCCGATCTCAATGCAGGCGGTGGTGCAAACGGTGACAACCCAACAAACTTGGGCGTCACTGACTTTAGTATGGTAGCGACAACTCTCGATAAACTTTGTGTCGAGAATAAATCTTTGGTAATTGACTTGGAGTTCCTCGCTGCGTAGGCAGACGGATAACAAGGGGCAAGCAGCGAAAGCATGCAGCCTGAGAGACTAAACCCAGAGACCCGAAAGGGATTTGATAGTCCAAACTTCATAGAAATATGGAGAGGTAACAGAAATGATTACCCGCTTAAATAGATTGGTTAAGATGACGAACTTTTTGATAGACAGATTCTCTTCCGGAAGTTTCTCCAGAAAGAATCAACCTTCTGAGTTTAATCATCTCTTCGCAAATTGGTTTTTTGTGAACAAGGAACGGTCGTATACCGATAAGAATAGGATCAAGTTGAAGATTTGCAATTCTCCAGAGCATTTGGTTTCTAAAATTAGGAAGGTGGCTTTTGTCGAGAAAGTGAAATTGCCCTCCAAACTTTTTAGAAACCCAATAGAAAAATGGAGATTTTGTATTGTTACATTGAATCTGTGCTCTATAAGTGGGGTTTTTCCCTTTCTTTTGCATAGTCTTGTTGATGTCCAAACTGCATTCTGCATCGATGAATCCTGCAAGATAAGCATAGTCGACTTCGGAGATGTCGCATGTTTTTCTATTGGACTCTACATCTTTTTTGATGGAACAGAGAATAATATTAGTGCTTTCTTTCAAAATCTTCATTGCCTTCAAGAGGGTTTTTCTATCCTCATGAAACAGTGGGTTTCTGAATTTAAGAAAAATATCACACTCTGCCCCTTTTTCAATCAGAAATGGTCTTATTCTTGGAAGAAATTTATAGCCATCCTTGGAGAAAACAAATTGATAAGATGGAAGGCGGTTTTTCTGTCGAGACTTTTTGACTTGTATAGTGCCGTCAAAATGTCCCGCAAACCACTCAATATTATCAAAATGAGTGGATATGATGGAAAAAGTGTCTTGATAGAAAGGAGAGGTTTTAATTTCTCCAATATAAAAACATCCGTCACCATCAATATAACCAGCTGCGTAAGCCAACCGGGTCTCGTTCATGCTTGAAATATAGATGTATGGGTTATTTAAGTCAATAAGTAATAGAGTTTGACAAATAACGCTTATAAATTTATGAGCGGTATCGAGGGAATGGATAGATTTGGAACTGGTCCTGTAAGGAACGCATATTTTATGCTTTCTTCTACAGAACTTCAGTCTGATTTTGACTCTTTGACAGGAAGCGGATTCTTGTCTCAGTTCAACTATCCTACCAATACCTCAGCACTTCCAAGTGAGTATGGTTCGATTTTTAACATTCGAATTCTCACAAGCTCGGAAGCGCCTAAGGCGTTGGCTGCTTCTAAAAACAGCCAAGATGTCTATTACAATACTGTAGTAGGCAAACAGGCGATCACGCACATAAATCAAGATGGATATTCCATGAACTTGATTTATCGTGATCCTTACTATTCTGGAATGCTCGCGCAGAACGCAACCTTGGCAGTCAAGTTTGCCCAAGCTCAAGCCATTACTCAGGATACAGCTATTAGAAACCTTCTATGTACACGTCTTTCGACGTTAGGAGTATAATATGGCTGAATATTCAAGACTCGCTAGTGGAACAGTGACTTCTGTTCTTACAAGTGCTCCAACATCGGTTGTTTTGCCCTTTGTTCCAAACTTCATCGAGATCTATAACTCTACACGAGCTGCGGCTGCGTCTGGGGTAACTAGAGCTTGGTGGACCACGAACATGGGTCAAGGCGCTGCCTTTTTGGTGACAACTGCTGCTGGTCCTGCCGACGGAACAAGCTTTATCTCTTCTGCAACTGGAGGAGGATTTAGTACGTTTCAGGGAGGAACTGCACTGCAGTTTGGTCCGCTTCTGTCCATTTCAGGGATTACAAAGGCTAGTCCTGCTGTAGTAACCACTACCGCAGCTCATGGTCTTGTCAGCGGAAACGTTGTGATGTTTCAGGGTCTGTTTCAGAGCTCTACGACGGGTATGCCGCAGATTTGCGGAATGCCTTTTGTTGTGACTGTAACAGGAGCAACGACATTCACAATCCCATGGAATACGAACCAAAGCAACTATACGGCTCTATCAGGATCACCTTCTGGAGCCTTTGTTAAGAAGCTTTCGTTTCCTAATCTATATGCTCCTGGTGTTGGGTTTATCTCAGCACTGACGTTGTCGTCTACAACGACGGTAACGACAACTTCTCCTACTAACTTCCAAGTTGGTCAAGAAGTTGCATTTAGAATTCCATCAACATGGGGAACTGTTGAGTTAAACTCTCTGCCGAATACCTCTATTCCTGGATCTCCGATCTATGGATATGTAACGTCAGTGAGTAGCTCAACGGCATTCGTTGTAAACATCGTCTCGACGGGATATACGGCCTTTAACAGCAACCCTTCTGTGGCTTCTGTTCAAGGCTTGACGTTCCCTCAAGTTGTGGCTGTAGGAGACAATAATAGTGGTTCAAATCAGTTTGGCTACAATTCTCCTGCATTCTTCAATGGCACTGGCACAGCAGTTGTAAATTCTATTAATGGTCCTGCTCTTGCAGGTTCGTTTAGTAACAATACCTCTATGGGATTTACTATCGGCGGTTCTATTTCTGGAACTACAGCGGATAGCATTTTCTGGAGAGCTTATTTGCATGATGTGAACTTTACCTAAAAAGTAAGACATTTGGGAGGGGAAACCCTCCCTTTTTTAAGGAGAAATAATGTCTGGTTCTAGACCGCCGGAAACAAACCCACCTATCAATCCTCAATATTATGAACCAGGCCGGTTCAATATTTCTGCGATCTCTCTGGGAACGTCTACAACCGTTACCACTTCTGTAGACCACAACTATGTTGTGGGTCAGGTGATTCGTTTGCTGATTCCTAAAAATTATGGGTCCATACAACTCAACAATCAACAAGCAGTCGTCACTTCTGTTCCAGCAGACGATCAGGTGGTTGTTGATCTTTATTCTATTGGAGCCAATGCGTTCGTCGCTGTTCCTCCTACTGGATCGGGTTTAACTCCCGCTCAAATAATTGCTATAGGAAATACTAATACAGGAAATTTGAATGCTTCTGGTAGAATCGCAAGTACAAGCATTCCTGGTAGTTTTATCAACGTTTCTCCTAATTAAAGGAAAAAAAATGGAAGAAAAACAAATGTCTCCTAAACCAAAAGCTTCTAGTTCTTTTGCTCAAAAAGAATTGGATAAAGCAGAAAAGCAGTTTGAAGCATTCGATGCTAACGTAAAAGAAATGACGATGGATCGCATGAATATGGCTCCAAGGCCTGAAGAAGAACCGCAGACAAAAATATCTTCTAAAGAAGCTCAAAGGGCTGGAGGAATTTATCTTAAACCCGAAAAATATATTGGGGTTCGCGACAAATTTAATGAAAAGTTTCGCCCTGATCGAGAATTTGATTGTGAATATGTCAATTTCATTGCAGAGCATAAGGAAATTATAGGAGAAACCATTGAAATCTGGACCAGACCTTATGGTGGGATGCCTGCTGAGTTTTGGAAGGTTCCAACGAATAAACCGGTATGGGGTCCTCGATATTTAGCAGAACAGATTAAAAAAAAGAATTACCATAGATTGGTCATGCAAGAAAATATGTCAGCAGGAGCGGATGGTATGGCGCAATATTATGGAAGAATGGCTGTAGATACAACTGTTCAGCGCCTAGATGCTCATCCAGTAACTTCAAGGAAGTCGGTATTTATGGGATCAAATAACTTCTAGTATGTAAAGGTATATTTTGAACTTATTACAAGATGTGATTACATATGTTCGAAGGATTATCAAAAGCCCTTCTGACGCTGTTATCACTGATAATCTGATCATCGATTATATCAACCGTTTTTGGATGATGGATGTCGATGCTAGGATTCAACTCTTTGACTTAAAGACTAAATATCAATTTCAGACTACGCCTGGGGTAGATCAGTACAACATGCCACTCTATTCTGTCCAAATAGAGCCTGGAAACCAAACGATAGGCATGTTTCCAGTCTACCAGGGCTTTTTACCAAACTGCCAGGTGAATGGCATTAATGTTCCTTTCTATACTGAAAGAAGTTCTTTTTTCAACTTATGGCCGAACTATGTTCAACCTTTGGCTGCGGTAGGATTTGGAGATGGTACTACTGGACCGTATACTTTAAGTCTTCCAACTTTTCCCGCTCTTCCCGGTCATGTCGACATTACTGGAATCATTGCCACCGGTATAAACGTCGATCCTCCTGTTTCTATAGGCCTAAATCTCTCTATTCCGACCACAAGCGTCTATTCGTCAGTCTATTTCACTTCAACCGATTCTACGGGCGCTAATGTGGTCGTAGCGGATAGTGGACAATTTTTGAACGGTAATGTAGGTTATGGACTTTTGATGAAGCCAGGAGCCGCACCTTTTGGTAATACGTCTTTATCTGGTGGGTATAGTACTACCTCAAATACTATCAATTATTCTACGGGGATTGCGACTGTCAATTTTCCTGTTTCGATACCTACAGGAATGCCAATAAATTCTCAATGCTATTTCTTTGAGTTAGGATTGCCCAGAGCAATTCTTTTCTATAATAACATCATCACTTTGCGCAATCCCCCAAATACTCAATATCTAGTAGAGATGGATGCTTATCTGTCTCCAGCAGCTTTTTTACAGACTGGATCAGCAATTCCTTTTGGATACATGGCGGAATATATTGCAAGAGGAGCCGCTAGGAAAATACTCGCAGACACGGGAGATACTGAACAATTTATGTTTTATGAGCCTCTTTTCCGAGAGCAAGAGATGCTTGTATGGAAAAGAAGTCAGAGGCAATTTACATCAACAAGAACGGAAACCATCTATTCTATGGGACAAATTCAATCTGGAAATACTAACACACTTAGTGGAGGAGGAACATGAGCTTTCCTTTTGATACAACCGTTCCCGCTGCTGGTCACGATCCATCTGTTGATCGACCGGTCATGCAGACTAATAATCTTTCTACATCTAACTTGATCGCTGTTGATCATGTCACCTTTGGAAGTGCCAACTCTGGAAAACACAATCGCGTCACGTTTAACTCTAACAATGTTCCCGCAGGCTTCCCCGTGACTCCTCCTGTTTTATTTACTGATACAGTCGCCGGTCTTGCTCAATTGAAATTTTACTCGGGAGATGCTGCACACAGTTCTAATCAATATGTAGCTTCTGGAAATGGAAGCACCTTTCTTTTAGGCGGAATTATTCTCAAATGGGGTGTTGGAAATTGGGTAGGAAATAATGCAACAGTAACAGTGAGCTTTGCCGTGGCATTTCCCAATGGGACATTTGGTGTAGTCGTAACTCCAATTGGAGGGACTTCTCCTATCACCGAGTTTAACATTTCTACTCCAGCAGGTAGTTCTTCAAGTTTTACTGTAAATAGAGCAAACACCTCAATTTCTGGTCAGGGACTGAGTTATATAGCTATAGGCTTTTAGCATGTCCCAAAAAATCATTGTCGGACCTGTTAATCGAGGTCTAAAAACAGATCTGCTTGCATTTAATATTGACAATGATTCTTTTCCTTTTCTTCTCAATGCTTATCAATGGAGAGGAAGGATAAAAAGAAAAAGAGGAACCTCTCTTCTTAATAGACTGAAGAGATTTTTCAACTCCACATCTACATCTTATTCTAGTTCTGCCACCATTACCCTAAATGGTTCTGGAGTTGGAAACATTCTTACTGGTTTTGGTCTGCAATCTACAGGAAATATAGTACCAGGATCTGTCACTATCACTGATACGATTTCTGCGGCGGTCTATACAGATCCTGCGATGAATGGTAACTTGTCTCCTAGTGGAACCATAAATTATTCCACAGGAGTAATAACAATTGCGGCCTCCGCAGGAAATACTGTGAGCGCAACATTTCTTTATTACCCCTCTATTCCTGTCATGGGACTCAGAGATTTGCTGTTGAATTCTACAGAATTCATTACAAACCTAGCCTATGACACTGTCTATTCTTACAATATTCAGACGGTTGTCCCCTATGGAATCTACGATGTAAGTTTTTATAAAAATCCTGCAACAGGAACCTATGTAGGATATAACCAAAAGACCAACTGGACGCCTACTTCTTGGAATGGAAAAGATTATCAACAATTTTGGACCACTAATTACCAAGGATCTCATTGGGCAACCAATGGGATTAGTGTTCCTTTTGTTTCCACGAACGTCGGGATGCAATTTAAGGCTATCACAGGAGTAGTAATTGATGCCGCTGGTCCTCCTGCTTTGGTCACTCTTACTATTGTAGCTCATGGACTCGTGAGAGGAGATTTCGTTTTCATCAATGAAGTAGTAGGAAATACGGGATTAAATTTACAAACAGGCTATGTAGTGAGTGCAGATCCCCAAGCGGCTAATACTGTTCAGGTAGAACTTCCTAATGCCACTATAGGCGGAGCTTATTCATCGGGAGGTATTGCTCAATATCTTACAAATCGATCCGATGTGACTAAAGATTGTCTACGATGGTACGATGGAGATCCCACAAACGGCAGTTCTACTGCTCCTACTTTTGTTGCAGGAAATGGATGGGTAAATTTTGCTCCTCCTCTTTCAAATAGTATTTACTCTATTGGTAATCTTCCTGCGGCAATTTATTATCTTGTAGGCGCAAGAATGGTTGTTCCTTTTAAGGGATTTTTACTGTTCATAGGACCTGTTATTCAAACTTCTTCAGCAGGAAGTCAAAGATACCTTCAGGATACGATTATCTGGAGTCAAAGAGGCACTCCCTATTATACCTGTTCTTTTACAGGGAGCGCTACCTCAGCGGATACTGTATTTTCTCCTGTTCTTGTTCCTAATAATCAAACCGCTATTGCGACTGCTTTTTTTGAAGATGTCACTGGTTTTGGAGGATTTGCAGAGATTGTCAATGCTCAGCCCATCACGAGTGTAGGATTTAACGAAGACGTATTGATTCTTGGGGGAACGAATTTTCAAAAACGCCTTATTTACAATGGAAATATCATTACTCCATTTGATCTTTTTACGATCAATTCGGAATTGGGAACAGGGAGTACTTTTTCTACCATTACGATGGATAGAGGGGTTCTCTCTATAGGAAGTAGGGGGATTATTACTACGAGTCAGATCAGTTCAGAAAGAATCGATTTGGATATTTCGGATCAAATTTTTGAGTTCAATTTGACAAATAATGGGACAGAGAGAGTCTGTTCTCAGAGGGATTTTATCAATGAGTGGGTTTATTTTACTTATCCCAGCAATCAAACCACTTGGGCCTTTCCCAATCAAACTTTGCAATATAACTATAGAGAAGCATCTTGGAGTATTTTTAACGAATGTTACACCTCTTATGGAACCTTCAGAAAGGCTACGGGATATACTTGGGCGACGATTGGAGACATTTTTCCCACCTGGGATCAATGGAATGAACCCTGGGATTCTGGAGCTTCTTCTTTGTTGCAGCCAAAAGTTATTGCAGGAAATCAACAAGGTTTTGTGATGATCAGAGATGAAGGGACTGGAGAAGGAAAGTCGTTATCTATCACAAGTTTTTCCACGAACACAGTAACTTCTCCAAACCATTCTCTCAATAATGGCGATTACATCATGATCAATGGATGTATTGGCGCTGTCGGATATCAAGTGAATGGCCGTATTTTTTCCATTTCTAATACCACTCAAAATACATTCGATCTGTTTCCTGATATTGTTGCGGGGGCCTATTCTGGTGGTGGAACGATTACCAGAATGTATGTTCCCTATATTCAGACTAAGCAGTTTCCTGCATCATGGGGATATTCTAGAAAAACACGACTTGGCCCTCAGCAATATCTTCTGACTAAAACCTCTAATTCTCAAATCACGTTGCTTATATTTCTTAGTCAAGACGACACTACTCAGTACAACTTAGGCCCTATTGTTCCTTATACTCTGAATGTCTCTAATAGTTCTCTAATTTATGAAACGATTTTATATACATGTCCTGAGAGCACAAATCTTGGTCTCACTCCTGCAAATGTCAATCTTAACCAGATAACTGCCCTTCAACAGGAGCAGATATGGCATAGAGTGAGTACTTCTCTTTTAGGGGATACAATACAGGTAGGATTTACGATTTCTGATGTACAAATGAGAGCTTTATCTTCTACGGGAGACACTTATTCGATCACTGGAGCAACACAAGCTAATCCCTGTGTTTTAACAACAACTGGTCAATTTACTCAGGATTCATTGGTTTATATAAGCTCTGTAGAAGGTATGACTGAATTGAATGGAAATATTTATACGGTTTTAAGTTCTACTCCTACGACGACGACGATTGGAGTAGATGCTTCGGCGTTTTCTGCTTATACCTCTGAAGGATCTGTAATTCAGCGAGTAGCTTTGAATCCTTTTGCAGAGGTAGAACTACACGGATTTATCCTAGAAGTTAATCCTTCACAGCTATTGGCATGACAGACAACCTCATTAATCAATCTCCGTATTTGCGTACTTCGAGGAGCTTTCCTCAAGAAGCACAGCCATTGGCAGTAGAGGTTAATAAGAGCTATGTTGATATCGCTTCGGCTGTCAACAACCGGACTATTTCTACATTTCCTACAAATATTGCAGCAATCACTGGAGAGTCATGGTTTGTAAATCAAAACCAACGACAACAGACGTTTAGACAGGTTTATCAGTTTGCCGGAGCCGGCAACGTGTCTCATAACTTAAATTTGTCTGCACTTTCTGGATTTACTAGAATCTATGGAACTTTCACTAATGGAACGAATTGGTATCCTCTTCCCTATGTCGACGTGGCCGCGGCCAATAATCAGGTTAATGTTCTCATTACCCCAACAAATATTGTTATTGCTGCTGGGGGTGGAGCTCCACCGGCGATTACTTCTGGATTTGTGGTGATAGAATTTTTATCTCTTTCTCCTAAGATGAATTAATTGTAATATTTAAATTTTAATTTTATACAGGAGTGCCTTATGACGATACCTACTTCGCAGGCCGATGCTCTAGGAGTCGGCAGAGTAAAAGTTAATCAACTAGATATTGTTCGCGAAGCAAGAGACCCCACCTCAACTGATGGCTTAAACGGCGTATATCCTCTTCATCAGCGGTGGGTAAATACTTCAGCAAATTCTGTTTGGGAACTTACAAACTTTACATCTTCTGGTGGGACTCGACAAGCGACTTGGGTTGCTTTAGGGGGGGGAAGTAATTATCCCATTACTCCATATGTGGTTGGACCAACTGGACAGGCGGGTTATCAGACGATTCAGTCAGCCCTAGATGCAGCCAATACTGCTGGTGGAGGAGTAATTTTTATACAACCAGGAACTTATACAGAAAATCTTACTTTATATGGCAATACTGAGATTGTAGGAACTCCTGGAAATTCCGATTCTGGAACTTCAGGGAATACTACTGTTATAATCGGATTACATATTCCTCCTTCTACAGAATCCTTTACTTTCATTAATGTTCGTCTTGAAAGTGCTACTCACATTTTTAGTAGTTTAAATGCAGGATCTTCTTCTCTTATTCTGGAAAACTGCTTTATCGATATTACTAATGGATTTTTATTTAACCTTCCAAATTGGACTGGAACTTTTGTAACATATAATATTGGTGATGGTAGTACAAATAATGGAATGGTAAATAATATTGGAGGAGCGACATGCTTTTTCATATCTGCAACTCATGGAGCTGGAAACGGTCAAACCATGCTTACTTCAGGCCCTGTGATTTTTCAAGAAATAGATTTAAATTGTCCATGGAATGCTCAGACAGGAACTACAATAGCTTGTGATTATGTAATTTTTACACAGATGATCACATGCTCAAATAATTCCACAGGATCTTTCAATTTCTGTCGTTTCACAACAGGGGTTTCTTCTTCTCTGACAATGTCATCAACTGCAGCAGTTCAAATTACAAATTCTACAATTACATCATCTAATAACCCAGCCATTTCTGGGTCTGGAGCGGGAACTCTAACTTTAGGAGATATAGTTTTTACAAATAGTTCTTCTATTGCGGGTACGGTTACATTAGCGTGGGCACCTACAAAAACTGGAGAATTAACAGTAACTGGGAATATTAACTGTACAGCAGATTTAAATCTTACTTCCTCAGCTACTAAGATAACTTTGAACGGCGGAGCAGCAACAGATTTTATTGGGCAGGCAACATTAGTAAATGGTGTTTCCACAATATTAAATACTAATATAGCAACGACAGATAGAATTTATCTTACAAGATCTGCTAAAAACGCCTCAACTGCTTATGGTACTCCTACAGCGACTATCACAGCAGCTACCAATTTTGTTATTACCTCTGAAAAAGCAGACACCACTACAGAAACCAATGATCAATCCACGTATGACTATTTTATTGTTAGACAAACTTAAGAGGATGCGTTAAATGACTATATACACTTCTTAATTTTCTAAAAAAAATTCCTTGACAATGATACTATCGAGAAAACGAGGTCTCATATGAGTACATCATTAGCGGGAAGTCGCGGTCCTACCGGAGGATTATCTGGAGGGAACGTCATTCCAAAAGGTTATAGGCATGGACAGCTTCAACAATATACTCCAGAACAGATGCAACTTTTTCAGAGTATGTTTTCTCAGGTACAGCCAGGAAGTTATCTTTCTAGACTTGCTGCAGGAGATGAGGGCATATTTAATCAGATCGAAGCTCCCGCTATGTCTCAGTTCCAGGGGCTTTTAGGACAGACGAATGCGAGATTTGGTACTGGTGGCGTAGGTCATGGTTTTGGAAGGAGTAGTGGATTTCAAAATACCCTAGGACAACAGTCTATGGACTTTGCTCAGCAACTGGCCTCACAGCGTCAAGGATTACAGCAACGAGCTATTAAAGATCTAATGGGAATGAGTGGTGAACTTCTTGGACAAAAACCATATGAGCAATTTTTAGCTCCTAAACAAAAATCTTTTTGGAAAGAACTACTGCTAGGCTCTGCTCCCGGTATAGCACAAGGGGCTGCTATGCTGCCATTTTTACTTTAATATAGGAATTTTATGGTAACTATTTTGAATGAAGCTCCAGGATTTGGAAGTTCTTTTGGCAGAGCTTTAGGAGGAGGCGTTTCCCAAGGTGTTGGAGCTGGTTTACAGCATGCTATGAAATTAAGGGAAATTAAGGGCAAAGAAGAAGAGAAAAACAAGTTTCTCAGTCAGTTATTTAATGGAGAAATGCCTAATAAAAATAAAACTGACTTAGGCGAGACATCTAAAAAACAAGAATTTTCTCTTTCTCCTGAGCAAGAGACTGTACTAGCGCTTACAGATCCACAGAAATTTAATGCCTATAAAACACTGAAAGAGGGACGTCAAAAAGAAAACGAAAAAATTCAGCAGACAGAAAATCTTCAAGGAACTCTAGAACAAATGATCGGAACTCTTATGGAAGGAAATTTGGGACTTACCCCTAATAAGTTCATATTTGCCAAGGGAAGAAGAGATGCACAATATTTCGATTCTTTAGGACTTCAATTAGAGAGCATTGGAAAAGATATGGTCTCAAAGGGGGTACTTGCTGCGCCTCGTTTTGCATATCTTCTTTCTAACCTGCCATCTTCCGGCAAAACCGATGCATCTAATGCTGGTGCCATTGAAGCGTGGTCTGAAGAGCTAAAGCTTAAGGTTCCCGGCTTAGAAAGGTTAAAGTCTCTATATGAAGAAAAAAAGACAGGTAAAAAAGTAAAACCTGGAACTCCTTTAGATGAAAAATCGGTTGCAGAACTTCACGAAGAATTTAAGGGCAATAGGGCTGCAATGGAAAAAGCCGCTAAAGCACGAGGATATCTTTTTCAATGACCGTATCTTTTGATGATCTGTATGAAAAGGTTTCTAAGGATAAACAAAAATCTTCTGGGGCCATTTCTTCTTTCGACGAACTTTATGAAAAAGTCAATCAAAAAAAGAAACCTGAACGGTCTTTTACAGAAAAAGCCGAAGCTGCTCCTAGGGCTGCTGCTAGAGGAATTGCCTCGGGAATAGCGGGAACGCCGCGTGCATTCTCTGGTCTTTTAAAAAGTGGGTCAGAGTATTTGTCTACAAAAGGCAGAGAACTTGCCGAAAGAGAAGGAAGAGAGGTCTCTCCTGAAGAGAAAAAGTTTACAGATTATACCACAAAAGTTTTAGGACTTCCTGAAAGGCTATTAGAAAAGGTTGGGTTTCCTACTTATGAAGAGTCTGTCAACTGGATGAGAAAAAAGATGGAGCCTGAAAACTATGAACCTAGTGGTCTGGAAAAGGGTCTAGAGACTGCTGGAGGATTTTTAGGATCGTCTGTAGTTACTCCAGGCTCGTCATTTGGTGGTGTAGGAAAGGCCGCAATGACTGCCTTAGGAGCTTCTGGAGCAGGGACAGCTTCTGCAGCTGGCATGGGTCCAGGAGCGCAATTTGGGGCTTCTATTGCCGTTCCAGCTGTAGCGCAAGCAATCAACTTAATCCGTACGGGAAAGTTAAATCCCACTGGGGCCCAAGCAAAGCAACTTTACGAAGAAGGAAAACGCTTAGGGCTATCTGATGCAGAACTTACTCCGATTCTGCAATCTCAGGCAAAGAAAGACGTATTGGGATTCATTGCGAAGCCCACCCGAAGAGCAGAAAGAGCTATTCAAAGATCAGAAGCTGCGCTAGGAAACCTTTATGAAAAAGTTAAGAATAAATCTTCTACATTAAGAAGGGCCAATCGAACCGAAGAGCAGTTTCTGCTTGGTAAAATAGATGCCGTAAAACAAGATCTACAGAAGTCAAAATTAAAGCCCGGTGATAAACAAAAAGTTATCGAGGAAATAACAAAACTAGAATCTGACATTGCCGCTAATGGAATTGGAGCTGATGAAATTGTCGCTACATGGCAAGACATAAATCAGTTGGTGAACTGGAATTCTTTTAAAGAAGGAAAAAAATCCTTAGCTGCTCTGAAAGATCCTTTTGAAAACATTTTGAAGTCTATTTCTCCTGAGGATGCCAAAGAATTTGCAGTTCTCAATAAAATGTGGGGAAAACTTCAAAAAACAGCAGAAAAAGTGCGCCCAACAGACACTACAAATTTTTTGAAATTAGGCGAAGCTGGACATGCAATGCATGGGCTTATAAGCTTGATTTCTACAGGAAATCCTGGATCTCTTAAGGTCTTTTTAGGGTCACAGGGAGCAAGGATTCTTGCAACAGAAATGTTAACTAATCCTAGGCTAAATAATCTTTTAAATAAAACAATAGCCTCTGCATTGCCAGCTACTCAAAAGGCTGTTAATAAGGCTGTTTTAGATTTCGAAGAGGGACTGAGAAAAGATTTTCCAGAACTTTATAGGCATTTTAAAGAAAAGCCTGAAGAAAAAACTCAATAATCTTCGTCTTCAGACGTTCGGCATCTCTTTATCCATCGTTCGCGACTTTCTTTTGTCCAACAGTCGCTTAGTGTTGGAGACCCTACTAATATATCAAATATAGCTTGCAGCATAAGTACGGGAGGAGCCAATAAAAATATCCACGTAAGTGTTGACATATGTTTGTTTATTTCTTCTCCTCTACATTTCTTGCTAAATCATTAGGTATAATTCCTTTCATAATCAAGATCGTCTCTATGCGAACCAATCTTCTGTCGAGATCATTGAATTTTCCATTCATCCATACGAGTGAGCTGAGCAACCCTCCGAGGATCAAGACAGTATCTGTATGTTTTTTAAACCAATCCATGTTTTTTTCCTTAATTCTCTATAATCCAATCTTCCGCACAAACATCTTCTTGGTTGAAACGGCATCCGTCTTCAAAACCACGCTTTGAGTCAAAAGTTCCTAATCTTGTATTTAACTCTCCGTCTACCCGGGAATCCATTCTTACATATCTAGTAGAGTAGTCTTTATTTCTCTGTATAGATTTGCCGTTTTTTAAAGCGGCGAGCGCTTCCTCAAAACCACACTTGTTTTTGAACATATTTTTCACCCTTTTTCTATTCTCGATTAGCCATATGCTAAATAGCATGAATGCGACTCCGAACAAGAAAATAAAAATCGTAAGGACGGTTTCTTTCACTTATTTCCTCATTTCCTTAAGAAGTTCGTAAAATTCTTTGTGTAATTCATCGGTTCTTTTATGTAACTGGTCGCATCGCGTATTGATCTGTAAAATATGATCATCCAGTCGTTGAGTGACGTGCACATTCTCATGATATACGAACAAAAAGCATCCAATGATGCTAGCCATTAACGCTACCCACTCCCCGTGGTAGATCCATTCTCGGATTTTGAATTGTTTTTCTGTCATAATTTTTCTCCATTTTCTATAGGCTGTCTAAGCCCTAGAATCTGACCACATGCAGTAAATATAGGTACAGATAATCACAATGATCCAAAAGGTCATTTTTCCTCTAATTTTTCTACTTTAACTTCTAAGCGCGCTATTTTTTGTCTGTCTTCGGATAGGTCATCCTTTATTTCGAAAATATAAAATATGGTCGTAAGGAAGCCCACCATAACAGCTATATAGACTCCCACTTTCTCAAAATCGATTCTATTTGCCATGTGGGATACTCCAATAAATTCCCCAGGCTAGAACCATTGCACAAAAAACATATGGCCAAACCATAAAACTTTCTCCATTTTCTATAGACAAATTATAGCACATTTGTCTCGTTTTTGTTCATTAGTAAAATTTACTTGATTTACCATGGACATAAATGAATATAGTAATTAAATTTTAATTTTATACAGGAGTTCCCTATGACCATATCTTCTTCACAGGCCGATGCTCTAGGAGTCGGCAGAGTAAAAGTTAATCAACTAGATATTGTTCGCGAAGCAAGAGACCCCACCTCAACTGATGGCTTAA